TAAAATAATATTACCACTAGTATCCTGTGCAAACGACTTATTCAATTCTGTATTGAAGTGCCAGCCCATAGCCTGCACCTCACGGTCAACTGTGTTTAATATACTTTCTGCTACCTCGGCCTCTACAAATCCAGAGGACAGGCTGTTTACTGGTGCTTCACCAATAGCAGAGAGCATTGTGTTCACAGCATCTAGTTGTGTTGTTCCTGCCATGCTATCCTCCTACCACTTAACTTTATGTGACCAGTATTTTGCAGAAAGTTTTGACGTTGGTTTGCCTTGTGCATTATGTCTGGCGTAATAACTACGTTTTCTAGCTTTGTCTTTTGCGCTTGTAGGGTTCTTACCTGCACCTTTGACACCCTGCTGTCCAAAGCGTACCAGTTTTATTTTAAGACCATCTTTAGCCAGTACAGCGTGGGACTTCGTAGGATGGTTTGGTGTTGGTTTAGGTTTATTATACCCTCCGAATTTTTCACCTGCACGTTCAATGCTCATTTACTTTTCTTTCCGTACTTAGCCATGATAGCAGCTACTTGTTCTGGCTTCATGTTGCCGAAAGACATCTTCTTACCTGTCTTCTTAGATGCTGCCTTCGCTGCTGCTATGCCTTCTTTTGTGTACTTGTACTTTTTCCCACCTACTTCTGGCATTTGTAACTCCAATAAAAAAGGGAGAGAGGTGTAGTACCCCTCCCCCTCTGTAGTATTAGACCGCAGACAAACCAATGCAGCAAGCAGGACGGAGGACGTTGTGTCCCATCGCATACTTAGCTACCATCAATGTGCCTTGACGGTTAATCTGGTACTCGGATTCCATGCCAAGGTCAAGCAACTTGACAGTAGCAACGGCATCAGGAGTAAATACAAAGCCACGGAATTTAGCGGCTAGTGCAACCATGTCTGCGCCATCTACGTTAGCAGTAGGCAGATCGTATTGCGTTGTACGACCAGAACCAGCAGTGTTTGCCAAAGGCTGATTGTCGGAAGTCTTACCTTCGTTTGGATCAGCGGTGACAAGGCTGGCGTATAGGTTAGATACGTTAGCATGGTTTGACATGATGACTGGCATACCAGCAATCTGTGGTACAACACCACCAGCGATTGCACCAGCGCCACCAAAGTCACGGTTCATGTAAACCAGCTTGCTGCCGTCAGACACGTCTAACAGTGAGTAGTATTGATCTGGAGCAAGAGCAACAATAGCACCATCAGTCGGTACGTTCTTTACTTCCATCTCTTTACGAGCGTCAAAGATTGCCTTAGCAATTTTGGCTGGGTCTGTTGCATCTGCACCAGCCGTACCAATGTTGACGTTATCTGTAAAGTCTTCTTCAGTGAAGGCTTTGTAGTCTTGGATAAGACCAGCAGCACGAGTAGCGTTCGTTGAGAGTGCGGCCTTAACCAACATACGAGCTACGTTACGGTCAGCTTCATTAGCCAACGCAATACCAGCTTCTTTAGAGTAGATGCTTCGTACGTCGTAGTGGTTGATTGCCTCGTCAATGTTCGCAATGAATTGGCTTGAGATAAGTAAGTCATCAATCGTGACAATCCGCTCACCTGCACGAATGTTGCCACCAGTAATTTCGTTTCCTGGCGTTAAGTATTCGGCGGTTGCTCGGCCTGTCATTGGGAATGATGCAGACTTACCTTTTGAAATTGTGCGAGTACGCACTTTGTCCATAAGGACTTTCTTTTCCTCAAAGGCGGTCAGGACTTCCCCAGCATACAGCTTAAGAAAGAGGTCACGAACATCGCCTGAGAGGTTATTCTGACCCTGGAAGCTTACAGTGTAAGCAGGGTTGGAAGCGGCTTGTGCCATTTTATTACCTCGTTTGGTTTAGTTTAAGTTAGTGCCTCAACTTTACTACGCTTTCTCCAACAGATTGTCCCTCGCAAGGGGTCAGGGGTAATTGACATCAGTAACTTTGAGAATAGGGTTGCCCCTTCTAAGAACACCTCGAAAGATGTGCTTAGAAGGAGAGGGGGACGAACCCCCTACTCCAGTGCAACAATTAGAACAGGCTAGATTTTGCTAACTTATTAGCTACCGATTGCCTGTAGGCAGGGTCTTTGGCGTATCTGGGGTCACTCATTGCAGCAGTGAGTTCCGCAGTGCTTTCAAACTTCCCACCTGTGGATACAGCACCTGTGCCGCCTTGCATAAGGCTAGGTTCTGCCTCAGAACGATAACGTGAATAAAGACCTTGGATAGCAAACTTAATAACATTAGCGTCTTGCGTTTCCATTGTTGCGTTATAGGCCTCGACCTCCTCTGGTGGAAGGTTCTCTGCGGCCCATGTAACCATATCTGTATATGCCTCATCTCCTCCGACAATGGATTGCATCTCCGCTGTCGTCTGTGCAGCTAGTGCGTTCTGCCCTTCAATCCATGAATCAACCATGCTTTCTGAAAGGCCAACTTCTTGTAGTGCTGCATATGCGTCAGCAGATAATTCACCTGTCTCAGCATATTCTTCTAAAAAGGCATCGAAGTCTAGACCATTACTATCGAGTAACTCAGCAACCTCTTCTGGGGTCTCTTCGCCTGTAAGCTCAGTACCTTCAAAGGTTTCCTGTGGTTCTTCTGTATTGTCTTGGCCTAGTCTACTTTCTAGTTGGGAGTAGGCTTTCGCCATATCCTCTACTGTTTTAAATTTCTCAGGGAGCCACTCAGGACGATCAACATCCTGAGGGTCTAACTCCTTGTTCAACATTTCTTGAACATGTTCCTGAGATTCAGGCTCTGGTTCCTGATAAGTATTAACACTATCTACCATATATTATTCCTCTACGGCTGCTTTAGCGAGTTGAGGTGCAGCACTCTGTGCCATACCCATCGCTCCCTGTTCTAACATTTGTTGCTGTTGCATTTGTTGTGCCATCATCTGTTCTTGTGCCTTCTGTTCTGGCGATTTAATCAGACCAGAAGTATCAATACCAAGTGAGGCAGCAAGACGGTCAATGTAATCTCCTATATTCATTTCACTAGCAATAACTTCTGTCCCTAAGGGTTGAAGATACTGAAGAAATGTAGCGAGTTTATTGAGGTCTTGTCCCCTACCTAGTGCTTCGATACCAGTAACGACAGTAGGTTTAACACTGTCCTTAGGCATACGAGGCATCTTACCCTGCTTGGTAAGTGTCTCCAAGAGTAGATTGATGAGGGGTAATTGGAACTCTTGAGATAGAATTGAGTACACACCCCCAAGGGCTGTCTCCAATTCCTGTGCCATGAAGCGTATTTCTTCAGCAGTTACACGTTCAGCGGCACGTTGTACAGACGAATTTAACAGAAAGGCTGCTGAAAGCCTATCGTTAATCATACGCATCGTCTCTAGAGATACTCGGAAGTCACCTGCTTTCTGTACTTGTAGTGTCGAGACATCATTAGCATCACCATTTAGGAAGGCTCCATTAGGCGCTCTAGCTAAGTCTTTGCTTTTAGTTGAACCATTAGGACGTACCAAGAAGAGTACTTTGGCAGATGCTGCACTGCCCTGTACAATAGCCTGGGTCAAAGCCTCAAGACTACGAAGGTCACCTATGTATTCCTCAATGAAACCACGACCATAGTCCTCACCATCAATACGAATAAAACGTAATGGAATGAAGGGACTATTGTCTTTCTTGAATGTACCACGTGACTTAGGAACTTCGATACCTGCTACTTCTTGGCGTACTTCAAAGCCTCTTGCTGTGGCTTTAACATGTGTATATAAGTCATAATTCTTTACTGGTGTATCACTAGGAGGAATGATAGACCTAACTTCCTCTGGAAGCATTAGTGCTGATACGCTTTCCTTAGTGACAATCTCCAGTAGATTACCCATTGCATCCCGCTTAATACAGTAGCGGTCAGGTCTAAATACTTTCATGCCTCCTTCTTTGGGCATGTACACAAGTGCGTTACCAGTTACGATAAGCAACTTGAGTGCCTCAAAGACAGGGACACGAATAGCTTTGCTTTCTATTTCCTGCATTGCTGCACGTTCAATACGTGCTAGTCCCTCCTCAACCTGTCCACGATTGTCACCTGCTATAGCTTGCAGGTCAAAGTCATCAATCGTCAGACGGAAGAAGGGACTATTAGGGGGCAGCAGAGCAAGAAGCAATTTAGACGCAAGGTTGTTTACACCCCTTGCTCCAATGCCTTGATACGGTGTCGCATAGATGGTTGACCCACTATGTCCTTCGTCTGGCAGAAGAGTAGGGATAGTTAGCTTGGCTGCTTCACGTCCACGTTCAAGGAACGTATCACGTTCACTCTCTAGTTGACTGTAGCGTTTTGCTACT